GGTAATGATGGTAAACAAAAATAGTTAGCAATTATAGCACCACGAGGGAGTGGAAAATCCTTCGCTTTATCAGTAGCGGTGACTATATATATGTTTTTCAATAGATTTAGAGATTTAGTATTTATACTGGCTCCTACTGAAGACCAAGCCGCTTTGATTTTTAATTACGTTTATCGCCACTTCGCAGACAATACTTTTTTGAATGGCTTAGTGGCTAATTATAGATTTCATAATAAGCCCAACATAACACTTAAGGGGGGTACAATTATGAGAAGAGCTCCGTTGGCGCCTAGTAACCAAGGACAAGCTATACGAGGGCAACACCCTACATTCCTAGTTGTTGATGAGTCTCCACTCATCGACGATAAATTGTTCATTGACAATGTAGAGCCTGCTATTGTATCGAACAAAGCACCATTTATAAATCTTGGTACACCTAAATCTAAAGATAACCACATGTGGAGATATTTATATGACGATAATTATGCAGATACTTTCACTAGATTACATTATACATGGCGTGATGCTGTAAAGAAAGGGGAGGCATATTCAGCACCTTACACTGAAGAAGAAATGTTAGATAAGATGATGGAGTGGGGAGAAGAATCTATCTACTGGAGGACAGAGTATGAATGTGAGTTTGTAGAGTCTGTAGCGAATATATTTAGTCCAGAGAAAATTAAAAGGTGTTATGATGATTACGAACTTATTAAACTGGATGGGGATGGATTCAAGGGAGGAAGCAACATTACTGTTGGTGTTGACATTGGTAAATCTGTTAACTCTACTGTTATTAGTGCATGGTCTCTTGATAAATCTGATACAGAAAATATTGCTAGACTTGTCTATCTTGAAGAAATTAATGCTAGAACAGGTGGACATGATATACCATATCAACGTCAACGTATTATGGACGTTACCAATCAGCTTGGTGCTAGCAGGCTTATTGTGGATTGTACTGGAATTGGTGGTGCGGTCGAACAAGACTTACGATTAGCTTGTTTAGATTCTGGTGTACACTTTGTACCATTCGTTTTTACAGGTGGTCCAAAAGGAACTAAAACACAAATGTATAGGGATTTCGTTTCTTATATACAACAAAATAGAGTTAAAGTACCTAATCCTGAGAATTTAGAACCAGATATGGCTAAATTGATACATAAGTGGACAAAAGAGCATATAGAATTAGAATATACTATGGATGCTGCAAATAAAACAGAAAAGATAGCAGCACCGAACGGTAAACATGATGATTACTGTGATAGTTCTGCTATGGGAATACATGCAACTTTAAGTATGTTACCTATATCTGGTAACTTTGGACAGTCAATAGTTTCGCGTCCTATAAACAAAAACATGCCTAATAGAGGAAACCATTCAAATTCACCACTTTTTACTACTTCTAGGCGTAAAGTTACACTAAACAAGCAATCTTTAAGGGGATTGTGACAAAAACTTTATATACTCATTGAAGTTAATTATAAATAGCCATGTCGTTTATAGATAATATTAGACGTCGGTTTGCTGTAACAGGCAGCAATCCTGCGTACAAAGAAGACGACCCACGAAGTTACGGTGCGGGTGTAATCCAAAGACTCAAGATTAATCGAGGTTTTGGTGGTCAAGACAAAGATTACGAGCCACACATAGGTAAAAATAGAACATATATGAATATATATCTATCAGACCCTATTGTTCGTACTTTGATTGACTTGCCGTGCTTATACGCTGTAAAAGATAATTTTGATATAGTTACAGCTAATGACGACGTAAGGGAAGAAGTAGAAGAAATGTTCCGCGATATAAATATAGAACATATATTATATGGTTGGGTAAGAAATGCACGTATTTTTGGTACAGGTTATTTAGAGTGGACAGGAGACAATTTAGTTCTTAGGTCTAGTCAAAATATGTATGTAAAGAGAAATGAGCACGGACAAATCATGTATTACTATCAAAAAGTAGGAGATGATGAAGAAAGTGTTCGATTTGAAGAAGATGAAATAATAGAGTTGAAGAATAATCAATTCGATGACTTTGCATACGGACTATCTGATATACACCCTATTATATATTTAGTTGATTTGAAAGACTACGCAGAAAGAGATATAGGTGCTGCCCTTAACAAATATGCTTCAAGTAGATTTGATGTAAGTGCAGGATTACCTGATATGCCTTATGGTCCAGATAAAATCAATGAAATAGTAGAAGCATTCAATACTTTAGCCCCCGGTGAAGATATTATCCATGGTAACGATATAGTTATAAAAGAACTACAAGGTTCACAAAGAGCATTTGAATACGGTAAATATACAGATGACATTTTAGATAAAATACACGTAGCTCTTAAAACACCTAGAACCATGTGGACAGACCCAGAAAAAGCACGACCTATTTTTGAACCATACGTAAGATATTTACAAACAATGATAGAAGGTGCATTGAACTCACAACTTATGCCTCAGTTAGAAAAAGGCGAAGCTAAGTTTAAGTTCAGACAAATTAACGTTGACGACGCATTTACAAAAGCTAAGACTGATATGATTTACTTATCAGAAGGTGTACTATCACCCGGAGAAGTAAGAGAAGAACGTGGTCTTAATGCTGAAGGAGTAGCCACATTAGATATGGAGACTTCAGAAGATATTAAGGCTTCACCTATTAGTCAAGAGCAAACAGATAGAAATGTAAATATAACTGGTGGAAAGGACACAGATAAACGTGAAGAATCCGCTAGAGTACAAAATAGGGGCAACCAGCCCTCCGCAAACGCAACAGGAGATAGAGCATGACATTTGAAAAATGTATGATACAAACTAAATCAAACCTGAAGAAACGTGGTTTTGAGAATCACGAAGAGATAGCAGCTGGCATGTGTAGCATGTGGGCTGAGGAAAATGGTGTTGAGCGGGAATTTGCAGAGGGTAAGTCTACAGAACCTACACGCAGAACATTTGCGTTATCAATGGGTGAAGCAGATAATATTACATTTTCCAGCGATGAGGGAATAGACTCTGTAGAGTTTCCTGTAATCGCTATTACTTCCGGACCTCATGAATATGAGGTAGATGGAGAACAACATAAAGTTTATATTGAAGGAGGTATGTTGAAGGACAACCTAGAAAAGTTCTCAGAACTCCCGATTTATATTGACCATCAAAGAACAGCTGAGGACTTAATCGGCATGGCAACGAAACCTGAGCTAATCAAGATGGATAATGGAAAGACCGCAGTACAGATGCTAGCAACAGTATCTAATCAATATGGCCGCGGTCAAGAAGTGATGGACAAAGTCAAGGACGGGGACATGACTCACGTTAGTATCGATTGGTTTTCAAACGATATAGATGTGATGGGTGACACATACGCCACCAACATTCGTCCCACAGAGGTAAGTTTCATTGACAATGAAAAAATGGACCCCGTCTGCAAAGAGTGTACAATAGATGGAAATGGATGTGACGCACAAAAATCCGAAGACGACCACGACTGTGGTTGTGGTGGCCAAGAAGATGCTTGTGCATGTGAAGACGGGAAAACAGAGGTAGAAATTATGTCAGAAGAGACAAAAGAAACAACTGTAAAATCCGAAGCAGAGAACATTGTCGAACGCGAGTTCGCTTCTCTACGTTCACAACTTGAAGAAGCAGAAGCTTCAAAAGCTGAAATCGAAGCTGAGTTCAAGAAGGCTATGAAAGAATTAGAAGCCTTCAAGAAAGCAGAAGAAGAGAGATTAGCTGCAGAAGCAGAAGCTAAGAAGTTAGAAACTGTAGAAGCAATTATATCCCGAGAAATCTTATTCGGTTCAATCGAAGAAGATAAGAAGGATGCTCGTGTAGAGGAACTCTCTGCATGGGATGAGTCCAGATTGACTGGATTCAGTGACGCTCTAGCAGCAATGCCAGAGCCAAGCAACGATGTCGAAAGGTCTTTCGGTAAAGGAAAAACAGCTGAAGAAGGTGAAGTTCCGGAAACCAAAAGAGAATTCGGTATGAAAATGGTAAAGGGTAGAATTACATTAGACCCTTCATACTATAAGGAGAACTAAATATGGCAACAGAAATTTTGATTAATGACGGAGGAGCTCCAGCACGTATACTTCCGTATACCGCAGCTGAAGCTATTTCCGCCGGAGAAGCATGTACTATCGATGCAAACGGCGACGTCCAATTAGCAGACAGCGGTGACTCAAGTGGTCAACAATTTGCTTACGCTGGAATCGCTTTAACCGACGCAGCTTCAGGCAGCGTTTGTTCATTGGTAACTGGTGTCGGAGTAGTTTTGAACATTCAATGTTCAGACGTAAACGCTGGAGTAGCATTAATGATGGGCGCAACCGCTGGTCAATTAGATGCTGCTACAAACGCAACAACCGACCCTAAGGCACAAGCTGTAACGTTAGAAAACAACAGTGCAGCCGGATTGACAAAATGTCAAACACTCTAAGGTGATTTAAATGGTAGACGCAACTCCCGGTATATTAACGACACTAAACACAGGGTCTGTTGACGGTGGTGTAGGTGAAAGAGTACTTATTGACTACAAAGAAGCTATTATGGACTACAAAGTCGCAGAGCTTCCAGTCATGTCTTTCTTCGCTGAACCAATGACAACCGACACTGGTGGTAATATTGATATTACTCTAGCAAAGCCTTCCATGAAAATGGAAGTAATAAACGAAGGAACAACTCCTGAATACCAACACACAAAGCTACGCTCCGAGCGTGTCTCTGTGAAAGAATGGGGTATTGCAGTAGGTGTTACCCGAAGAATGATTGAAGATTCAAGATTCAACGAAGTAGAAATGGCTTTGAATGAAGCCCGCAGAGCTGTAGACAGACACATGACTGACCACGTTGTCAAAGTCATTTTCGGTGCTAACGCAGCAGACTCTACATTCGGAACAATCGCAATCGATGAAACAACCAACGAAAGTGCAATCACAACTTTTGCAAGCAACCCACAATCCGGTTTCTACGGAGCAGGTATGTCAGCAGGAGACATTGATGCATCAACTTCACGTTTGGATTCATACGGTAACGAATCTGATACAAGATTGATTAGGAACTCATACGTCAGAGCTGCTGGTGACACTGCAGGAGACTTAGCTCTCTCAGATATCACTGAAGCTATTGACAGAGTCGCAACACGTGGATACAACGCAACACACTTGTTCATCTCCCCAGCTCACTACAAGTCTCTATTAGACCTAGGTGACTTCGTAACTGCTTTCACAGCAGCACAAGGAGAAGCAGGTGGTGCAGCAAATCCAACATCAGCCGCTATGATGCCCGGAAGCCCTGTAAACAACACAGCTTCAACCGGTGTCGTCGGTTCTATATATGGATTAACCGTTGTCGTTAACGCATATGTTCCATCAACAAGATTTGGTACTTTTGACCTTTCAACCAAACCTATGGTTTACGTAGAAAGAAGACCACTCACTGTAGAAGAAGCCAATCCCGGATTCGGAATTGTCGGTTCCTACATGTCTATGAGATACGGTCTAAAAATTATCAGACCTGAAGTAGGTATCATAAGCATTAACGGAGCTTCTGGTTAAGCACGTTAATTAGCCTTAGGAGAGCTGGCGAGGAAATGCTCTCCACTTTACATTTACGAGGTTTATATGGGATATAGATTAGGAAATTATCATGTCATCGCTGGCGATGATTCAGGAAACTCTATAACAGAAGTAGCTGTTTCAGGAAATGGAATGATAATAGGAACGGGCAATACTTTAGATGGAGTAAGAAATCTTATTGTTGGTCGTACTAATACTTTAAGTTCAGGTTCAGATTCAAATTTAGTAGTAGGTTCTAATCACGACTTTGAAGCTACTGGTTGTGACCGCAATTTTGTACAAGGTTTTTCACATAATGTAAGTGGAGCTGACTTTAGTACTTTTTTAGGTGGAAACCATACAATTGTAGGTAGGTATACTACCTGTATAGGTAGTGGAAATAATGATGGAGGAGGATTTATAGGATATGGATTGATGTCAGGTAGAAGCAACACAGCTACATCATCCTGTTATTACTCACAATTTATTTCTCACTCAGGAACTGCTGCTAATGGTTATTATCAGCTTGTCACAGGAATATCTGCTTCAGGTAATATGGGAGGAGGAGTTACACATTCAAGTGGAAAATTTAGTACAACAGGTGATGCTCAAACTACAATGGCATTATTTGGTTGCCAAACAACTAACGCTACTGAAACTACAATGCGCACTATGAATGATTTTGAAAACTTATCTCCAAAAGTGGCACCAAATCAATCAGTTATGTTTAAGATAGATATAGTGGCTAGAAGAACTGGTACTCAAACAGAAAGTGCAGC